AGGTACAGCCGCTGCCGCTGGTGCAGCCGCTGCTGCTAAAACTGCTGCTGATGCTAAAACTGCTGCCGATGCTAAAACTGCTGCCGATGCTAAAACTGCTGCTGATGCTAAAACTGCTGCTGATGCCAAAGCCACTGCTGATCCCGAGATGTTGGCCTATGCCGCTGCTGCCCAAGCTACGGTTGATGCTCAAGCTGCTACAGAGGGTAACGCGGCTGCACAAGCCACTGCTGATGCTCAGGCTGATGCTGCTGCTGCTCAAACTGCTGCCAGAACCGGGGTAGATGAGGAAGCTGCAAAAGCCTACGCTAAAAATATACAGATTAGAAGAGAACAAGCACGTCAGGAAGCGGGACGGGCTAGACAACAGGAAGCTAAAGATAGAGAACTGGCTAGACAAGAGGAAGCTAAAACTCAAGAAGATGCCGCCGCCGCAGATGTAGCTTATGCAGAGGATATACAGCGTAGACGTGAACAAGTTAGAAAGGAGGAAAGTGAAAAGGTAGAGGTCACCGACACCGACACCGAAACAGTTACTACAGAAACTGTTACTCCTAAAGTCCCCCCTAAAGCTGCTCCTGTAGTTGATGAAGTTGTTGAAGAAGTTGTTCCAACCGTTGCCACTACCACTGACCTCATGCCCGGCACAGGAGAAGCAATAACCATCGACACTATTTTTAAGCCCCTTCTTACTGAACAAGACTTAAAAGATGCGAAAATAAATAAAAAAGGGGTAGCGAAGCTAGTAGGAACCGGGGCGTTTAGAGAAGGTATTGAAGTAACGAACGAAAACATAACCGCGCAAATAGAAGCCCTTAAGAACCATGCCACTAGCGGTGTTTCCAAAAGGCAAAGTGACAATGCACTTTTTTCAGCAGAGATATTAGGTTATAAGCTAAAAACGAGAAAACAATTAGCAGAGACAAGTGCAGTGGTAAACGAAGAAGGAAATGTAGTAAGTGTAGAGGACATAGACGTCGTTGAAGGGGATATTGACCCACAGGTAGCAGCCGCAGAACGGGAAGAAACCGCTACCGCCGCCGCAGACCCAACACTTACCAGTGCTTTGCCAGCCGAATATCCTGATATTCAAAGACTCCAAAACGAATTAGCTACCAATCCTGATAGTGTCATTTCCCGTTTCATTGAACCTAACCCCACCGTGGCTAGTTTTATATCACAGGTTATGACGGCTAATGAAACGGAGGCATCAGAAATTTCTACGTGGATACAAACATCCAACCTTTCTAAGAAAACCAAAAAGGAATATATAGACGCTAAAATAGCCGTTAAGAAAATGATGGAAGAAATAGTGGGGTACGATCTCCTGCTTTTAGGTGAAGTGTCACCTCTAGCCCCTCCTGTCAGTCCTGCGGTAATAGAAGCCCTAGAGCAAGGGAATCTAGCAGAAGCACTGGCAGCCCTACGTGCAGATCAGGGACGCCGCAATAAAGATGTAAAGCGGTTAATTGATGCACTGGCTAAAGCTATAGGAACTACAACAATTGAACTGAGAAATAATCCTGTAGATGAGTTTGGGAGGGGCGCAGAATTAGAAGCTCCAGTAACATGGTATCACGGAACTTTTGAAACAGATGAATATGGCGATCCAATTGAAAGATTTCATACTTTCAGAGATATGTCCGAGACATCGTTTTTGAGTGACCTTGGTACTTGGTTTTCAGATAACGCGGAAGTAGGGAGCTACTTTGCGGAACGCGGTGGAGATTACAAGTATGCGCAGCCTCAAATTTATCCTGTACATCTGAAACTTCAAAACCCGATGCGCTTCGATACATACGAAGATTTAGAGGAGGCCTTTGCTCTTTTCGATGGATCGGCTCCAGAGTATTCGCAGTCACTTCAAGCCCAAGGTTATGATGGAATATTAATTGAGAATTCTTTTACTGATGTCCTTATCGACAGACAAGATGCGGTAATCTTTGATTCCAACCAAATTCAGTCTGTGTTCGCAAAGGCTGACCGGGCCGTAGCCGGTTATTTTTCACCCCGCACCAACACCATTGTCCTAAACGACAGTGTTGCCATCTCTACCCACACTCTCTTACATGAATCTTTCCATGCAGTGGGATCACACATGCTAGAGGGCGACACACTGGCAGCAAGGCAAATGAGGACATTGTTTGAAGAGGTTAGAGGCCAATTAGACACAGCGTATGGTGCCAAAAACCTACAAGAATTTTTTGCAGAAGCGTTAAGCAACCCTGAATTCCGAGGTAAACTTGGTGGCATAAGAGCCGGTAATAAAGGTACGGCGCTTCAGAAGTTTCTTAATATTGTTAGAAACATGATTCGTACTCTACGTGGTCTGCCTACCAAGCCTTTGGATTCGGTACAGAGTAGGGTAGATTCCTTGATGGACGAGTTGATATCACCCGCTCCTGAATTCCGCGATGCTGCTGATATGTACCTAGCCAATACCCCTTCAGACTACAAAACACTGATGACAGGTACCCTACAGGGAATGGCCGGGACAATACCGGGAGTGGATTATGAAGTAGCCGGAGATTATTTAGGGGCAGCCAATAGTACTATCCGTTCAAAAGCCCTTTCTATTTTATCCTTAGACAGTATTGCGAAGGTTGCAAAACGGGAATTCCCGGCATTGTCTGCGGCAATTGAAGCTCTATTCAGTACCATTAACCAGAAACGAGGGGGGAGAAATCTCTACCTTGCCAAAATAAGGGGCACAGCCCAAGAAGTTAAAGGGGCTTTTAAAGAAAGCCCTAAGTCCACAAGAGGGGTTTACAAAGGAGAAGATGCACGACAGGTGTTTAGTAAATTAGCCACCGAGAGTACACGCCTTGGTTATGATCCCACACTTGATGTTGAACTATATACCGCCTATTACTTTACTTATTTCGATCCTGAGAGTGCCAATACCGGGAATAAAAAACAGGAGAGCGAACCTTTTGACACAAAAGAAGACCGGAATGCGGCAATGGAACAACTCAAGAAAGATAAGCCGGAACTTGTAAAAGAAAAAGTGCTTTTTGTAACACGCGATCCTGAAACAGACGCTGCACAGCGATTAAAGTATGTCAAAGACATGTACGACAGTCTTAGCCCAGCCCAGCAACGTGCTTATAGGATTATGCGCAATGCGTATGCCGAAGTTTTTGAAGACCTTAAGACCACACTATTGAACCGGATAAACGAAATAGATGCTGACCCTGCACTGAAAGCCGATGTCCGAAACCAACTCCTGTATGAAATTTTATACAAACATACTATCACCCCTTATTTCCCACTGTCCCGTAAAGGTGATTTATGGATTAGTTATAATGGCGTAGACCCCTACACTAAAGGAGTGGGAAGGTATAAGGAAACTTTTACAAATGAGGTAGAAAGACAGGCACGGATAAGAGAATTAGAGAATGACCCCATTCTTAGGAGGGAACTGGAGGTATTAGAGACACCATTGGGCCTTGATACAAGGGATATAGCACCAAACCAAGAGTTTGGTGGAGACATATTGGATACTGGCTTTGCCTATAGTTTATTAGGGAAGGTAAAAGCAGCAGGGGTAACAGCAGCCGCTGAAGCTGAACAACAAGCATTGAGTATGGGGGACACCCCTGCACAAGCGGAAGAGGTAAAAACTTCAGTCCTTAAAGGCAGGGTTCAATTAGAAAAAATAGTGTTGGAGGCTATAGTAAAGGCTGCCCCTGAACGTTCATTACTGCGAACTTTCCAACCCAGAACTGGGGTGTTGGGGTATGAACCCGATGCCATTACAACATTTGAAGAGCGTATGCCTGTTTTCACCAATCAAGTTAATACTTTGAAATGGGCACTTCCTTTGGAACAGGCAGGAAATAAAATTAAGGAAGAAGCAGCTAGTTACCAAGATCAACCCAATAAAGACTTTGCAACAGAAATAGCACAACACATGGAAGGGTATATAAGATTTGCCCAGAACCCCACTATATCAAGTGGGAGTAAGACAGTAAAATCCCTTACCTTCATGTGGACGTTAGGCTTTAACGTAGCTTCTGCCATAGTAAACCTCTTCATTTTACCCACTGTTGTGTTTGCCTATCTGGGGGGTAAATATGGTTATACAAAAACAATGCGGCACATGATAAAGAACATTGGCATATATTTTAAAACGGGTACGTCCCGTCCTATTCAAAGGTTTGGGGGTGATCCCATAAGCAGTAATCCGTGGGAAGGGTTGGGGTTGGGTAATCCCAATTATAATTCTCCTGATCTTCCTGAAGGACTTAAAGACTTTGAGATTCTAAGCGGTGTGCTTATAGGTGAAGGTTATGATAATGCTACTACCATCGCAGATATGCTGGATGCGGATACCCCCTTATTAACATCGATAAATAATTATATGGGATGGGTGTTTAACCAGTCAGAACGTTTGAATCGTCATGTTACTGCGATGACTTCCTATGAACTGGAACTGGCAGACCGACAAAAAAGAAAAGGGTCACCCCTTACGGATGATGAGAAACGACAATTAGCACGGGAATCTATTGTAGAAGCTGAATACACCAACAGTGGTGCCTCTATTGATACTGCCCCCAGAATCAGTCAAAACGATATTGGCAATGTAGCCTTTATGTACAAAAGGTTTGGTGTATCAATGTTGTTTTTTCAACTGAGAACTTTTTTCGACGGGCTGGCGTATGTGGCTAGTGGGGGACGTGCCCCCACAACCACCAGAGGGGGACGCCCACTCAGTCCTGAAGAACAAGTTGAGCTTGTAGAACAAAGGAAACAGGCAGTAAGACAAGGTGCTATGTTGTTTGCCAGTGTTGGGCTGTTAGCAGGAGCGCAAGGGCTGCCGGGTATGAATGTTATAAGGCAACTTTTTAACACGTTGAAAGATGATGACGATGAAGATTTTGATAGCGCCCTAAAAGGGTGGTTAGGGGGTGAACCTGTTTTTTATGAAGGCATTATTAACGAGATAACAGGCGCTGATATAGCCCCCCGTATCGCCATGAACCAAATGTTATGGCGTAGTATGCCTAATCAAGCTGAACAAAGCATGATGGAAGATATGGGGGAATTACTTGGTGGGCCTGCCTTGAGTATCCTTGGAAAGACGTTTGGAGAAAATGGCGCGGTAGAATTGTGGAAAGACGGGCGACAACAAAAGCGACCAGATTTATTATATCGTTCCATAGAACGAATGCTGCCTGCTTCGGCTGCAAATGTAATGCGAGGGGGACGTTACTACACAGCGGGAGGAGCACAAAGCCTGCGGGGGGATTTTATCCTTGAAGACGTAACCACAGGAGGGTTGATAGGGCAGTTTATAGGGTTTGCCCCGGCGGGATACACGCGCCAGTTGGAACAGAATGCACGGGACAAAGCTATTGATATGGCTATTAGCACTCAGAAGACTACATTGTTAGGACGCTTAAATTTTGCCAAGCGTTTTGGGCTTCCAGATAAGACAGTAGAAATGGATATTAACGAGTTCAACCTGAAGCATCCTGAAACGGCTATTACTCAAGACACACGGGAGAGATCATGGAATAGTTATTCCCGCACCAATGTATCAATGGGTGAGCTACAAGGCGTCAGTGTAAACCCCCAAAGGCAATATACTGTTCTGATGGAGAGGTTAAACGATGCGAACGATAATACATTCGGGTGGAACTAGATTATTTTAGCCGCCATACCCGCACCCCATACTTACCCCCTTCTGTACATACACGGGAAAGCACATCCTTTTTTGTAATCCGAGCCGCTTTAGTTAAATGATCTACAGCTTTGGTGGTGTTAATAGCAGGAATAAAAACCGAAGACCCCGGTACAAATTTCTCCCAGTCTATAACTATCCTTACACCATCGGGGGAGATATCAGTAAGCCGTACTCTAGTCACTGTCTTCTACCGGGAACAATGGTGGTAGTTCTTGTTTACTGGCTATGTACTCGTCATGGCTCCATGACAATTCAATGACATGTTGAGGAGGAAGATTGACTTTGGTGCCCCGTCCTAGTCTCATCTTGGTAGTCTTGCCATCCATCTCCTTAAAAATAAGTGCTCTAACTGCATGGTAGTGATGGCCTTGTTTTACACACCATTCTTTGAAAGGTGTAGGGAGCAGGTATAACTTGTTTATGTCATACTCGTGCCGTCCTACCCATTGATACATGGGGCTGTTATCAGGAATAATCAAATTCTCAACACCACCGTCCATCCGTGCATCGTGGAAACTCTTTACCCGTAAAAACCCACGGGGGTATTGTTGGTAAAATTGCCCAATCAAATCACCAATATCAATGTCCATGTCTTTCATGTCATGTTTCATTCTCTTTAATTTTGCTATCAACCAAATGTAAAGTGCATTTAAATCCCAATCAATAAGACCAAGATGTTTGGCTATCATAGCACCGGTAAAAGTCGCACCAGCTTGGGCCGACCAAAATCTGTTTTGTGAATCTAATCCTGCTTCCAAAATTATTTTTTCTATATTTGAATTAACTTCCTCTCTTATCCTGTCTATATTTTTAAGGACATGCTGGATGTATATTTCCCCTGCATGTCCATAGTTATTAACCAGATCATCATTTAGAACACGAGCTAACAGAGTTTGTTCTGAAGAATCCAGTTTTTTAGTGACTACACCTTCCATTACCCGTTGAGCTTCACCTTTAGGCAGCGTTCGGTATTCACTCATTTTGTCTAGCAAACTCGTGTTAGCGGATGTACCAGCTAACAAACTCCATTCTTCGCCTCGTAAGCGTTCTATGTTTTGACCTGTGTTCGATTGACGATTACGTTGTTCACCATCGGTCACTGCATACGCAAAATTACTCGCATCTTTAGGGGGATAGTTTGAAAGTTCATCTACGTAGAGGACGATGTTCTTGTATATTTCTGTACGATTCCAGACTGAATTGCCGGTATCCTTACCTTTTAATACTAAGCGTTTATGGTTACCCCATACTGACGCACCCCCAAACATCCCGGTGGTTTTTCCAAATCCTGATTCAGAACTCGTGAGATGGTATATAGCCCCAGCGATGTTAGGTACAAACTCCATCAATGGTGACCCAAAAGAAAGTGCAAACATGTATTGATGTTCTTCAAATTCAGGACGGTTGTAGAATTCAGTGACGCGTTTCCAGCCCTCCAGTGTGCCTTTCTTTTCAAAATAGGGGAAGTATTGTGCTGTCCTTGCACCCGGCGGGTTAGGGATAATCTTGTCTGCAAATATCTCCTGCTTACCCACTACAAAGGATTTGCAATCTTCCGTCCACCCAAATTGGGTTTTTACTTTTATCTCATCTTGTGTAGCTTGGAGTTCAGCAATCCAGCGCCCTACATAACCCATCATAGCCTCCAAATTTTTGCGGAGAATGAATATGTCGTTCATTCCCAATGCTTTTCGGAACTCATCAGGAGATGATAGTTTAACACTGGGCACTACAAATTCCTGCACCCCTTCCCGTTGAGTGTGGTGCCTGAACAAATAACATGGGCCTTCTAATGGATCACGTAAACGTTTCACAAGGTAAAAATCTTGTTTATAAATTAACACTTGATCAGGATTACCGTCCTTGTCTTTTGCCCTCCTGTATATTCCACCGTTCTCCCCCCTAAAATAAGGATGGGGGTAAGTAGGGATCACATAAGTAGAAAGCGCGGGAGTGAGTAACTGATGGTTAGGTGTAGGTACTTCTACTATGTTGTCTTCCGCACTTGCTTCCTTGATCTCCATGCACAGTTTTATAGGGGATTTTATCTTTCCTTTATGTACACATCCTTCACACCCTTCTGGGTTATCTGCTTCAAACGTGGTGCATAAATGAGGATGATCTATGGACTCTACTATTTTGTCAGTTTCTTCCGGGGTGTAATTGGGATAGTCCTTAGAGATTTCATGGACTAGCATGTCGGCTTCGGTACAATGTTTAGCGATGGAGAGTGTGTGCAACCATTCGGCGTAAGACAAATTCTCCGGGTGCTCAACAGCCTTGGTAAGTTGTTTGCATCCTTTGTCTGGTTCGTAAGTCCCATCCAACAAACGGGAAAAACGTTTGGTGTGATTACCTAACGCAGCTTCCATTGCAGCTTTATCTTCTGCTGAGTAGCGTTTACAAGTAGCTACTGGTATCAGAGAAGGTGGCAGAGAAGTTTTAAATGTGTCTAAAGCAACTAAGCCATTAACACTACCTACAATTCCTGTTGGGATAGGTGGAGAAGTTTTAGAATTATGCGTACCGGGGACACGTAAAATCCGGGCACCATCAGCAGTGACTACGCCATCAGCTTGGAAACCAAAATCAAGACATGCTTGTTTGAGTTGGTTCGCTACAGGTAACCATTCAGCTAGGGAGAGTGATTGGGAAAGCCCCCAATACACATGCAACCCCATACCTGAACTTACCACGCAAGTCCACTTGGGTAGTCCATAATGTTTACGAAAGCTTTTTAGTGCTTCAATGGCTTCTGTTTTTGAGGGGTAAGGTTTACCTTCTCCGCAATCCAAATCCAAGAAGAAAGACTTTAGGTACTTAAGGTTATCAGTTTTACGTGAATCCTCATTGTTAAAAGTACCTAAAGCGAAGAACACATCATAACCATCTAAATCAAAATTAGTGGCACTCTCTACAACTGAGTCTAATGTGTTATAAAATTTCTGGATTGTCTTGCGATCTTTTCTCCCTACTACACAGTAAAAACCTTCGTCACTAAGAACTTTGCTAAGAAAGTCTTGTGTTCGCATTGGCTCTTAGTCATCAAACTCGTCAAGTAACGCACCCAAATCAGTCTCTGGTTTTGGTTTAGTTTCCTTCTTTGTAGATTTCTTAACCTTTGGCTCATCAAACACGTCAAGGTTAACCACCGCTTTAGGAGCCACCTCTGGAGTGGGGTCTTCCACGGGGAATAATTCGGCTCCGGTTGGTGCCCCATCTGCCTCCCCACTGAACCCGTTGGCTACTTCTACAAACGGGGAATGGGCTGTGTACGGGATATATTTTATCACCTGTACTGCACGCAAACGTAATGACACGCCGAATCTTCCCTCAACTTTATAGGGGATAAATTCAACAGCCATATTTACTGTACTGCCTGTGGTTAATAAAAAATCTTCAGGCAGCGGGGTGTTCTTTGAATCAAACTGGCCCGGTGGTTTCGTAGCTTTATTTTTATACTGCCCTTTTAAAGTGGCCTTATAGATAAAAACACCTTCCTCTTCTACATCCTTTTGGAAAGGAATGGTTAATTCATCGGGCCAACTATCATCACGTTTCTTAAAATTAATAAACGCTTCATTCATCACTGCATAAAGAGCTTTAGCTGTTGGGCCGGACATTTTAAATTTCATTTCATACACAGCATTGGGATCAAAAGGATCACATGGAACGCTTCGTCCTTTTTCTCCGGCACTCGGATCAAACCTGTATGTCTGGTTAATTCTGGGAAATAGCGCATCTACGTTTTCAATTACGTAAGAGTTAGTTACATCGGTCATTATTAGTCTCTCCTGTCGAGATTATTAAATACAAAACCTTCCTCTGTAGAGAAAGGAGATTGGGGGATCAGAGCAGATGATAAAACGTTATCTGTCTCTGGACTTTGTTGTGCTGCCACAGCCAAAGCAAATTCGTCTTCTGTCACTGCGCGTAATGGACGAAACAATAATTTGAAGAACGTGTTATTTTTCTCAAAATATAGTTCCGTAATTACCGCTGCAAGCGGAGTCTTATGGATATTAAGATGCCTAGCATAAGCTTGCATAGACATATGTTGGGGATTATCGCCAAACACACTTGTTGCTGGGAGCTGGATTTGAAAAAGGGTTGGGTCAACTACGTTCCCTTCATCATTACTCAACATAACAGCAATCCTCTGGTTAAACCTGCACCCACGACTATCCCCTTTACCTGATCCTTTTATGTTCCACTTGCAATCAAAACATGTAGCGGATTGCCTCCCTTCCTCAGAAACAACTTCAGAGGGGTGGCCTGTACGTGTATCGTCCGACCAACAGGTAGGGCTAGTAGGATTCTCTTCGTCGTATTCCCCTGCGTAATAAGTACGGGAGATGGGTGCAGCTTTTATGATGATAGTTTTGAGAGGGGCATCAGGATACTCGCGCACTTCTACCCCATCAGTTATTACTCTAAATACACCATCACGCAGGCTTATTTTTTTACCCGTAAACCCACTTGTTGTTTCCTTTTTCCGAGGGGACTTGGTAATACGGGATAATAGGTTTTGAGAACGGGAACTAACTGTCACCTTTATCATCCTGCCATTCAAAACTGTCTTTTTCCCAATTATCTGTATCGTCAAAGACACCCTCACTATCACCCACAATGGTAATTTCTACATCGCCATCATCAGTAACTTTTATCTCACCTACATCAGTGTCGGGAGGGTCATTGACTTTCAGCGCATCTACAACAGAAGGGATATCAAACCGGTACGTCTGTCCCACTTTTAAATAGCTACTGATAGGGATGTGCCCCTGCTTTACCCACTGTCGTATCGTACTTACTTTGACCGACAAATGGTTAGCTAAATCCTCAATTGGTAAATACTTTTCAGTCATTGGCCTTGCTTCTCCTTACAGTAATTGTATAAGTACTATCCACATTCAAACCCGGTGGAAGTTTGTCGGGGTTATCGTCAAGGAATTGCCGCATGTTGCCTTGGTGTAATCTCTTTTCCAAAAGATCAACCGCATCATTTTCCTTAATGAAGCCGCTCATGGATTCCCAATCGGAAGTCCAGTATTTAGTGCGGATGGTACGAAAGAAGGTGCCAAATTTGGTGCGTACAGATTCACTGTTATTATCTTTGCAATGTTGCAAAAGAGCACCCTTAATCACATCCAGCTTCTCGTTTAGTTCGGCTTCCTGCTCCTTTAATTCAGCAGTAATAGCCGCTTTTTTATCACGTATCTTGATGTAGACAGAGACAAGTCTATCCACACTAACCACGTCAGTGTTGGTCATGGCAGTTATTCTCCCAAATTATTGCGTAAAGTTAAATAATTCTACGTTTTATGTATTATAGTGACTTATTTTTAATTTTCAAGCATTTCTTTGTATAAGTCTATCATTTTAGTATGTACGCTTATCCGGCTATCCAACAATTTATACACGGCTTTTTCTACTGCCGACCCCTGAAGCTGGATGACGGTGCATGGGTGTGTCTGACCAGAACGGTGCACACGGGCGTTTGCTTGTGCATACGTTTCCAAAGAAGCGGTTGGCCCCCACCACACAATCGTATTAGCAGCCGTCAGGGTGACCCCATGTGCGGCAGCTTGAGGCTGTATGATCAATACTTCTGGGTCATCAGTAGTTTGGAATTGGTCAAATATTCTTGTCCTGTTATGAGCACTTACATCGCCCCGGATAACAGCATTAGTAATACCATCTTTAAGGAGTTTTTCAGAAAGTATATCAATCACATGTTTAAACGGGACGAAAATCAAAACCTTCTGGCTTGATTCATCAATGACTTCCCGTAGGACTTTGTAACGATTTTTAATATCAAATTCTATTGTCTCTCCTGAATCAGTGTACACAGCACCACAGGCTATTTGTAAGAGCTTATTCATGCTAACTGCTGCATTTACAGCAGTAATTTGTTCTCCATCGGCAACTGCAACCATGTGGTCTTTAAGGATTTTATAATACTTTTTCTGCTGGGGAGTAAGTTCAATCTCCCGGTGAGTGTAAGTCATTGCAGGCAGATCAAGGCATTGGTCTTTGGTGAAACGGATAGCAGGTTGTAG